AATTATCGGTCTTGCACTTTTGGCTATGCTCATAGCAGGTGCTTTAATGCAAGCTCTAGACTCTCAATCTGGGAAAATAACAGGCACGGCTTCCGCGCTCGCAGAACAATACGACGTCGCTAATATGGTTACTAATTTCGAGCTAACAAACTCATCAGACAAAGATATGAATGTAACATGTAAAATCACTCTACAGCCATCAGATAAAACGAATTCTACAATTACTAAAGAATACTCATTCGATAAAGTCCCGGCAAATTCTACAAAAAAATATCAAGTAGTCATTCCACGAGTTCATTTCAATGCTGCATATGTGGTTGAAAAAGACACAAAGTTAGATTGCTATAAGAAATACTAAATAAAATACCGCTCGTTTGAGCGGTATTCTTCATACAATGTCAGCTGCAAATCACAACTGTACAGGCATAATACTACTTTTTAAGCGATTGCTCAAGGCGGTAGTTTATCTCACCAGTTATGCTGCGACCGTTCTCTGCAGCTAACACAACTAAGCGTTCGTACACTTCCTGTTTAATTCGTACATTATAAACTGGCGTAGGTATCTCAACCTTAGACTTGATAATCTTGCCATTCTTTTTTACAATTCGATTTACTATTGGCATAGCCTTTCCTTTCTTTTTAGAGGACCTTAGCGCCAAGCGAGGCATTTAGTTTATATTTTTATTATCTTTTCGGGTTTGCGATTCATTATAATATGGCGTATCCTCTAATTGTTAATGTGCCTCGCCTGAGTGCTTCTATTATAGCAAAGTTGCATTCATAATGTAATCATTTTGCATGCATTTTATGTAAAATTTATCCTGAAAATGATAATTTACCATATGGCGTCGTTGCACATAAATAAAACTCGCCCTCATTTTCAGAGGGCGGAAAGGATACATGGATGCTTAAACCATGCGTTTGCAGTTTATCACTATTTATTAGATTCCGCAATAGCAACGTCAGCAACGACCAGTCGTCGTATATATTCGCTAACTGTCATGTTCAACTCGGCGGCACGCTTGACGATCATCTCATGATCGCTCTCTGAAACTTTTATATGTATGTGCTTATTTTTCACATTCTACCCTTTCTGCCGGCTACAATGCCGCCGGCGAGGCTGTCAATATTTAATAAATAGCACTGACGATAAAGTATTTCAAGCCATCGTAGCGGATTTCAGCCTCGCTATTGCCAGTCTCTTCAAGCTGTCGAATTGCGTCTTCTACTGTTGCCTCAATATTCCACGAATCAGTGTCGTAACCCTGTTCACTTAATTTAGCTAACTCTGTCCTAATCTGATTAGCGATAGCGTCGCGGTCTAGTTCAATATAGATACCAGTGAACTCAGCCCGATTTGCTGTGTTGCGCCCAAATTTAAGTCTTAGCTCTCGGCGAGCGATTTCTTCAAGCTGCTCGCTATCGTCGCGCAACTGCTCGTCTGCCTCAAACTCCGTGCTATGATGTGTACTACCGAGCCAATATTGTGCTGTAAATGTTGCCATTTTCTTATCCTTTCTTGGCGGCGGCGGTTGAGGGGCTGTTTATTTTTAGTGTTTGTGTTTTCTAGGTTTTATTTTCTAGTTTTGATTTTTCGTTTATTTACAATCTCCAATTTTACAGTGATTTTAATTCTGAAAAACTGAAAGGTTGATTTGAACATTTTTATACCTACTTTCTTTTGCCGCCGAATTGTTAATTGTTGCTTGGTTGCCCCTCAACCATGTCTTAAGTATAGCAAACGTGTTGCCGTATGTCAACACTTTTTATGAAAAAAGTCAGAGATTTTTCAATATTTTTCATCACATCTATTAACCCTGTGGAAAACTCACAATGTTACACGGTATAGTCCTACCACGACATCTCAACTCGCCATCTCTGTTAGCGTTCAGTGCTGACGGTACCAGCCAGAGTGTTTCGGGTAATATCTTAGTGCAGGCTGGCTGGGTGCAGTTCTGGGGCAACAATACAAAAAGACAGCCAATCCCTGTCGTATTTCCAAAGCAGTTCAAACAAGTCTTCTCAATGTCGCCGACCTTAATTGGCTATAAAACTGGCAGTAAAGCTACCAGCATCAGCGAATTTAATCAAGTCATCGGTAGTGGTTTGAATATTGAATCTGGCGCTGTAACAAATACCGGCACGACACTCAACGCTTCGACTACTGGAATATTTGGCGGTGCCTGGCATGGGGTTTCGTGGGTGGCAATTGGCGTTGTCTAAGACTTCTTAATATACTGAATTGTCACAAATGAGGTCTTATAACCGGATTGATCTGCGTATGTTTGGATGTTGATATTGCTGTTATCGGCGTAAACTGTCACTGTATACGCTTGCTGGTCGGCAGCGTGTGGCAGGTTAATTGTCGCACCGATACTTTCTTCCTTTGCAATGCCGCGAATATTGATGACCATGCCAAGATTTGTGATACCGTGCGGCACGGTTGTTTTGCCGGCGATCTTCAGTCCGCCCATCACGAATGTCTTCTGGTAGATTGTGCGGCCGTCAATCCACTTCATTCCGGTATCGACTTCTGACGTGCTGCGGTCGCCGCGGGCTACTGAAGACAAGTGCCGTGGTAGGACTATATCATTGCCAAGTGCGTCAGAGCCAATCACGCCGTTTTTGAACATTTCAGCCCTGTTAATTCGCCCGTCAGCCAGTGTGGCTGGATTACGCCTATCAGTGATGACAGAGTCGAGAATTGTTGTCGTGCCGGCGTTTACGCGTATTTCAGCGATGACTTCATATGGATTAGATGCACCAATCTTCGCCTTGATTTGCGATGGCGTTGGTGCGCTTGGGTTGGTTGCTGGCGTGCCTGGTACGACAATGGCTTTTGTGCGGTTCTCATTGTTGGCGACAGCTTGCGACGCAGCCACGTTTGTGTCGATGTAAATCACCACTGCGTCAATTCGCGGATTGGCGCTGTTTGCCGTGGTAACGCTCGCCTGAACAGGCTGCGTACTTAGATTGCTCACAGGAAACGTTGCTGACATAGCATCACGTACCAATAAATCATCAGGTATACCACTCTCACCGCCGATCAGCACATTCATGCCGACAGGACTGGCTTGACGCACTCTAAAGCCGCTAATCCACGAGCCGACAAAAGCATTGCCGAGCGCGTGGAATAGTGCGCTATCAGTGGTGCGGCCACCGTTGCTATTAGGAAAACCTAGTGCCATAGTTATTTTTCGTCAGTGCTTTCAGCCTCAGCCTCGGTAGTGTCGGCTGTCTCAGGCTCAGCATTATCATTGATATTTTCAACTTCTGGCTCGACAACCTCGTCGGCAGACTCTACTACTGGCGTCTCTGGCTCAGCCTCGGTAGTGTCGGCTGTACCTTTGGCTGCCGAAATACTCACATACGGTCCGCTGTGTGCATCGCCTTTGACGAAAATATAATAGCCGTCAACTGTTCGGCGAATCTCGCCACCCTTATAATTCTGTACTTTTTCAGTGTTTTCCATATGAATCCTCCTGATTATAAATGTACAGATTAGGAGATATTGACGTTATTTGCCGTAGAAAATATAGCGATATTCTTTATAGAGTCGAATAATGATTCGTTTTAGCGTCAAGAGCATATTTATATTATAGTATAGTCCTACCACGACACTTAAAATGGTCAGATTTTATTCAATCAAAAAGAAACAACTCCAGCAAATCATCTAGCTCAATTACCCAGCACGGCGTAGCGATACTCAACGTTCCATCAAACGCTCTCGAGGCTACTGTTCAAATCACTTTTCCAAAGCAATTCAAAACAATTCCTACTGTAGTTTGTTCTTTTGGTGGCTATGGTTTACCTGGTGAGGGCTGGACGGATACACCAAATGCTTCGTGGGGTGGCTGTGCTTTTAGTGCGGTAGGCGTAACTAATACTTCATTTACTGCTAGATGTCGCCGATTTGATGGCGCACAACTTCTAGGAACGTATTATGTGAATTGGATCGCGATTGGCGAGCAGTAGAATTAGCGGTCAAAAAAAGACACCTCAAAAACGAGGTGTCTTTATACAACAACGACTGCTAATCACAACAATCGCTCAGATATGATACTACTTTTTAAGTGACTGCTCAAGCCTCCAGTTTATTTCACCAGTGACACTACGACCGTTTTCAGCAGCAAGCACCACAAGCCGTTCATATACTTCCTGCTTAATTCGTACATTATAAACTGGTGCAGGTATCTCAACCTTAGACTTGATAATCTTGCCATTCTTTTTTACAATTTGATTTACTATTGGCATATTCGCCTCCTTTTTTTTGTGAGGATACCCTAGCGCCAAGCGAGGCGTTAAGTTTATATTAAGTTTAGTTTATCCTGAATCTGATAGGCGATTGCTTCCTGGTCTAACACCTCTTTTAGTTCGTTGAGCGTGTTCATCACCTTTGAGCGTTCGTCTGACAGATAAAGTATTGCTGTTTGTTCAGTTTCACCCTTCCAATATCCGAAAACTGGATATTGTAGAGTGAAAGCTTCGTGATTCTTGCTTAATGTTGAAGCTATTTTGTCTATTTCAAGCTCTTTGGTTTCGTTATTACTTCCGATAAAAGCTTTTATTGTGATTAGTTTCATTGTTGTATCCTCTAGTTGTTAATGTGCCTCGCTTGACTGTCTTAATTATAGCAAAGTTACATACATAATGCAAGCGTTTTGCGTGCATTTTGTGAAAAAAGTCAGAGATTTTTTGTTGAACCTGTGGAAAACCCGAATAAAAAGCTACCCTCGATCAAAAGTAGTAGTTTTTATAGGATTACAGAGCTCTCTCTGAATTATTCAACGGCTTCTTTCATCTGTCGCACCAAGTCTAGAATAATAGTCTTAGCTGCAGACAATCCAGCCGCGATTGCAGATAATGCGGTAGCCATCGTTAAAGCGTATAATTCGTGCCAACTCGCCGCGAATAGCAAGTTCACTAAGTTTACGCCAGCTAGTAAAAATGTCGCGATAAACGTCTGTATGAACGTCCATCCAGCGCGAATAGCTACATCTTTATAGTTGATATTCTTTAATGCTTCTAGTGATTTCATATTTCCTCCTTATTTCTTAAATAGGCTTATTAGAAAATCGATAATTAGCTGTAGTAAGCTTTTAGTCGGTTTTTCGGTCTTTACTTCAGGTTTTGGCTCTGGTTTTATTTCAGGCTTAGCTTCAGGCTTTATTTCAGGTGTCTCAGATTGTTGAGGTTTACTCATTGCTTTTAATTCGTCAATAGATATTTTCGACGTTGAAAAGTCCAAATTAAATCTGTCAATCTTTCCACTTTCTGTGTACTGATGAATAAATGAGCCGTGTGCGTAATTGTCTTTCGTTCCGTAGTTCGGATACCAATCCACGCGGTCTAGCCCCAATTTCTGAATAATAGCTTCACCACCGTATGTGAATACCTGTTTTCCAGTTTTCTGTAAGACTAAGTTCTTGAATAGCTTCAATTGCTCGAGTGTGCCTTCAAAATCTGGCTCCAAGTCGACAAACAGAAGTGGTGCGTTGACTAATTTTTGAGCCTCCACGAACCTTTCAGCCTCCATCTTAACTTCTTCTTCAGTTGAAAAATACGGTAGCCAATAAATCCCTAGCAGTTTATCACCCGCGGCTTTCGCGAACTTGACCAGTTTCGGGTCAATCTTGTTAGCGTCGCCTCCGTAACTCTGACCGACGTGTCCAGCTTTAAGAATAACGCCAGCGAACTTATGAAAATGATTTACAATAGAGTCCTCTTGATGATTTGAAACGTCTAGTATAATCTTGCTGTAGTCTTCTTGTGGTTCTTCTGGTTTTGGTTGAGGTGCAGATTGAGGTGTCAAATCTGGCAAATCGTGCAAATCTTTATCCTCGAATAGCTGACGGCTCATATATTTGCCGCTTCGAGCAGTTACGTACCAAACAGTGTCTCCAGCGATAGGTTGACCGTTTGTAACATAACCTTTCATCGCAATGACGTCGCCTTTTTCTAATTCCTGAAAAATAGCTGAATTCGTGTTAGCTTCGTCGCGAGCGTTGCCGTCTTCTTCCATTTTCCTGTCTGTCGGCTGAGTTTCGTCGTAATCTTCTGCTATACATCTGCCGTCGCAACAATACGAATAGCCTAGATAGTCAGGTGCATAATTGCCCATCCAATTCATCAATTCTTCAATACTGTTATAAATCCCTCTCGCTCCACTGTGAACTTCACTGTCGTGGATTTCGATTGAACCGTCGGCGCGTTTTCTCATCAAAAATACGTGTCCGTCATCTACATAAATACCTCTTGAAAATCCCAAAAATCCAATCACCCAAATACCAACAGGTGCGGGACCTGTATTTATACGACCCGCGTTCAGCTCGTTTAGATACGCTGTCTGAGCGTTTGGTGAGCGAGTTAGCGAGCTAATCGCGTCATCTACGTATTGCAAGCACCAGCCACTTTGCGCTCCGATATTGATATTTGGATTATAGATTTGCCTGACTGCCATCATTGCCTCCTATTTACGGTTTATTCACAACTCTCACAATTAAATCGACCATAAAGCCAATCACGGTAATTACCGCTGTCATTACGCCAGCACCAATCTTGGCTTCGCTCTTGGACAGATAATTGCCTTGCATCAGTTCCACGCGGGCTATCAGAGCTTTAAGCTCCTCGGCATCGGCTTTCGATTCAGCTAGCTGTTTGACCGACTCCGCCAGCCGCGACACATTATCGTTTATTGAACCTAGCCTTTCATTTAACACGTCGTCTCGTGCAGTCATCATGATGCCCAATTCCCGCACCGTTTTGGGTGTTTGATTCATCGATTCATTATCTCGTTTATTATTCATTCTCACTTACCAGATTACAGATTAGACATACTCAACCTTCATCTCGCCGTCAGACGTAGCGAACGCGTAGATCTTGAACGTATTGCTGCCGAGGTCGACCAAAAAATCTGATATATTTAGCCACGTCTGTACACTGCCATTGCTTCGCCGGCGCTGGAAATAGCGAGTAACATCCTCTAGCCCCGAGCCGTGGCTGCTGCGCCTACCGACCATCAGCTTAAAAACCATGCCCGACTGATACGTGCTGGATTTCGGCGTAAATACGATTTTGAACCGCCTCAGAAACGTTGCGTCACTCTTGTCGATTGCCGTTTCTAACTTGACGCGAAATACCTGCACGCCATCAGCGCCAACACGCTGCGCGGCTTTCATCTCTGTAATTTCACGCTCACATCTCGTGATAATCTTTGCCATCGTTTCGCCATCTATGTCTTTAATTCTCATAGCATCCTGCTTTCGACAGTTAAATTAATATCGGTGTTTGCTACCACCGCACATTTCATCTGCGCCAACACGCTCGTTAGCCCCTTGTTTACGATCACATACGCGAACCAGCGACGGACATGGCGAGACTCGCTTGATATTGGTATGGTATCAATACGTATTGGCGACGCACTATTTATCAACACCTTGTCAATAATCAAATCAGCTAGCAAGAATGTTTTATCTTTTTTTGCGGCCGCCGTAATGATAAATGGCACACCAGAGGCTTGCTGCTGTCCACCAACCACATTAGCCACTTGATTAAAATCCCACTCGTCGTTGCTGGCACTCTCATAAAACACCAGCCCGTTTGATGCCATCACCTGGCTAGTTTTTAGGTCGCGGATATTGCGATCGAGCGACATTAAAATGTCTGCCAGTTGGTTTTCAGGCAACATACTCAGCCGATTCATAACAAGCTCGCTTTCATACTGAACGACCCCCTATCTGTCCCCAGAAAAACGCATTTAGCGTACACATACTTCGTCTGCCCTTGCGACGGATTGTCGATAGTGGCGCTAGCGCTAAACGCCAGTTGATATGGCATCTCTAACTTATTGATATCTGGTGAACTCTGGTCGATAATACTGCCGGTGACTGGCTGCGCACCCGCCAGCGTGTCAGGATTGTCGCCGACATAAAACTGCGGCAAAAACAACACGTACGGCCACTGTTGTTTGCGTGCGGTAAATGTCGTCTCAATCTTGATTATTCTGCCACTAGGAAAAGCATGGTCATATGTGACAGGTATCATCGCGTCATATTCTTGAGCGCTTTTCGTCTCATGGTAAATAATGCCAGACTTATTGCTGGTTCTCTGCGCCGCTTTCATCTGTTCAGTGGCACGCAGAAGTGCCCGCAATCTGCCAATAGCACGTCGCTCCTCCACCAGATTTAATCGCTCGCTCATAGGTCGTAATTATCCAGCGTTAAGGTTATTTCCTCGCTCATGTTCTCATCGACCTTGACAGATATTTGCTCGATTCGGTAATAACCGCTCAGTGGGCACGACGAATACTTATTTTGTTCAACTACGATACGATCGCCTACTCCGATATTATTCAGATCAAATTGTGTACCGCGCACTGTGACGCGCGGCAAATCGACCAGCCGACTCATCACTGCAACATCAGCCTCGCAGTGCCCCGCCAGTGTCGATAGGTTCTTAATACTGTTGTACAGCTGTACTTTTTCACGCAAGATAAACTCCTGCTGACTCAGCACGTCCTCGGCGCTATAGCGAATTGTCTCCTCGCCCATGCCAGAGGCCTTGCCTATGATGTTGTTGTACAGGTTTGCTCCAGATTGCGGCAGCTCCATACGAATCGCACCGATTCCCAAGCCATCATCAGGGTAATGTACTACGACATCTGGCCGTTCGTTGCCAAGTGTCTGAAACGTCTCAAACTTGCGGTCGTAAGTGAATCGAAAATCGAATTTACCGTCCTGTAAATTTGTTAGCGATACTAACGCGTCTTTGGCATTGATATCTTCCCAGTCGTCCATTCTGTCGCGTCGTATGCCGGTGCGATACTGCCTGCTGCCCCTGGTAATACCAACATCTCCGTTAGGTCGATTCTGCACCTCCTGGATGATACCCCAGGCAACGTCGGTAGCTTCAATCCCTTTCCAGCGACCATTCAGATATCGTGCGTCAATCAGATTCAAATAGCCGTCGCACTGCACCAGTATTCGTGCGTTGTCCGTGTTCAGGTTGCGATTCGCCTCTACCACCACCGCACCGAACAAATACTCGCCGTTGCGCTTGACTCTGATGTCGCTCACCCACGGCTTCAAGATAGTGTTTGGGTTCTCGCCGATCCGTCGGCACTTCTCTTCCCAATCTGGCATCGACATATTAAAATCCAGCGACTCAACACCATTCCGTGTCATGCTCCAGTCGATGTCTTGGCAAAGCCTGGTGATGTCGGCTACCTTTGTTTTGCCGCGATGCCACAGCTCGATGGTGTATCGTGGTGGTACGTATCCATCCATCAGGCAACTCCCGTGTAGCCGTTGTACCACTCGACGATAGCCGTGCCAGTATCAGTGCTGTTTGATGTGTTGAAGATCAGTTCATTTAGCCCTGGCACCAAACGCCAATATTGGCTGCTGGTGAGATTATTATCGATGCCTACCCCATTTAGCGTCACCTCTCGGTTGTATGTATCAAATACGATTGTGTCGCTATCTGTTGTGCTGATATTCAGTGCCAATATTTCACCAGTTGTCTGGTTGGACACGGTCGGATTGGTGACCTTGCCAGTAATTGTGATTGTCGGCCAAACATACGTGTTGCCATCATTTGTGGCGTGATTCAGCCCTCCGCCAGACACCCAGTGCAAGCCGTCGCGCTCCCAAAGTAACCCTGTCGAGCTCCACAACAGTCCGCCATCACGCGGTCGCTCTAGCATGATTCTCTGTGCTGCGCCGTCGGTATAGTCATACATTCGCGGATCGCCCGCTACCAGCTCGATGTCATAGTCGGCAATGAGCGGCCACTCAATCTTTGGATCAAGAGACTGCGTCAATTTGGCGACGGTCTGGTAGATGCGTCCAGTTGGCGTGAACAGTTGCACTCGCAACTTGTCGCGGATTTTAATGGTTCTAGCAATTTTTGCCATCTCAGCATGCATTTCGGCCAGTTTTCCGTCATGCTCCACTGCCACGAAAAAGCTCAATGGTATTTGTCGCACGCCGTAAAACTGCTCATCTACGCTACCGCCATCCGCACCGGAGAATACATACTGGCTGTTGCGTACGTCGGGGTCACCAAAGCCTTTCAGCGGCGGCGTTAGGTGTGATAACCCTTGTTTGCTGCCTGCTAGAAACACACTTTCATTAGTGCGCATATTAGTGATCTGTACGTCATACGTTCTCATGTCTAGCCCCTCCTCATCTGCTGCACTAGGCTGCGGTTATATTGATCGACATCGATACCGTTCGTCAGGTTGACGGTTTGGTTGATTTGCGGCGTATTACCGCCAGATGATGTGCCAGTGCCTCTCTCGTCCATAGAGTTCTTCAAGAACTGGCTCAGCTTGCTCAGTGGAATGACAGCCTCTGGTTCATTACCCTCACCAATCATGGCTAGGGTTGCTTTTGTGGCGATACCACCCTCTGCAAGCTGCGGAATATTGAGGTTCGGTATTTTTGGAATATGGACGCCAGGAATAGCGTTGATAATACCTGTCGCCCAGTTTATCGAGTTGATAAATCCGTTAATCATTCCAGAAACAAAGCCTAGCACACCATTTATGGCACCTCTGAACGCCCCGCCGATAGCATTGCCTATAGACACACCTACGCTACCAAAAATACCAACCACACCGTTCCAGATACCTCTGAACCAGCCCGCTAATCCTCCAAATACACTAACTATAGCATTCCAAGCTCCTCTGAATACTCCACCAAACCAACCGGCTACGACGCTAAACACGCCGACTATACCGCCCCATATGCTGCCGAACCATCCGACAGCCGCTCCCCATACGCCCGCAATAAGATTCCAGGCGCCAGTAAATATTCCGCCGAAGAACTGCACCACTGGGGTGAACGTCGCTACGATGAAATCCCAGACGGCTTGGAACACGGCAAATATTTGATCCTTAAACGTAAAGAACAGCCCGATGATCAGCGCCACTGGCGCAAATATCACCGCCAAAATTGTAAGCCCCCATTGCTGCAAGAAAGCTACAACGTTATTAAATACGGTTGTGATACCTATCCAAATACTACTAAAAAAGCCGACTACACCACTAACAAACCCGCTAACAACCTGACCAATAGCTCCGAACACTCCGCTGAACCACCCAGCCGCTGCACCCCATACTGCCGTGATAGCGTTCCACGCTTGGCCAAAGATATTGAACTTTACCTGCAAAAACACCAGTGCACCGACAACTGCGGCAATTGCCACGGCTATGATTGTAAATGGATTTAGCCCGGCTACCGCATTGAATGCCGCCATGGTCGACTGCCCATTCTTTAAAGCGCCGATGAAACCTCGCAAACCGATGGCACTTTTTGCTATCGTTGTCGCAAACTGACCAACTTTCATTGCTACAAACGCTGAGCCTAGCGCTGCAATGGCTGGCACAGCATTGTCTATGATGAAGTTGGCAAAATTAACAATCGTTTGCTTGTTTTCTTTCAAAAAAGCAGTAAGTTTTGTGACGCCATCACTAAACCTGGCAAATAGTCCGTTTTGGTCAACTATCAGCCCCTTTTCAGAATCCACTCGTACACCGATAATTTCTAGCCCTAGTGACCGAATTGAGCCCTGCAAGCTAATCATTCTGTTCTGAAACGTGTTTGAGAACTTGCTAATATCAAGACTTTGTGCGTATTCTGCCATGGCCGCCGTGAACTCCTCGGCGCTCACCTTGCCACCATTGATTCTACCGGCAGCTTCCTCCATAGAAATACCAAATTTCTTGGCCAAGATTGTAGTTAGCGGGATATTATTGTTGATCAGTTGTAAAGCATCTTGTCCAAACAGCGCACCACGGCTCGTGACCTGTCCAAAAACCAGTGCTAAATTCTGCAAATTTGCACCAGAAACGATAGACAGCCTACCCAGAGTGTCCATGTCTGGTATAACCTGCTGTGCCGTGCGCCCATAGCCTAATAATGTAGAGGCTGCTTTTGAGGCGTCGGGAAAAGCGATTGGCTTACCAAGTACCTGATTGTACAGTTGACCAAAAACCTTGTTGGCCGCCTCGGTTGACCCAGTGAGAGACGCCATCTGCGCTTGTGTTGTTTGCAAGCCACTGGCGAGGTCGATAAACTGTTTTGCACCAAATGTACCGCCACCGATAACACCGGCAGCGACGATACCAAATTTTTTTATCGTATTAGCAACGCCACCAAAGCCCTGATTTATCCCGTCAAAAAACTTGCCATATTTTGATTGAGTCGAGTTGAGATTTCTCTCGCTCTCGTGCATCTTTTTTTGGACATTGCTCATAGCGGTGATTGCACCACTCGAATCAACACGATATGTGATAATAATCTCGCCTTGGTTCATGACGTTATTACCCTGTCTATGCTATGATTGTGGTATAAGACGAAAGGAACTCTTAAATGAATAAACAATATCATCTGTCTAAAAAGTGGCTCATAAAAAAGCTGGTTTTTTGGTTTTGGCTGCACATGATTACATTTGGTGTAACCGCTTGGCTCGCCTATAGAAAATACCGCAACGTTTCTTTTGAGCTGACAGATACCGCCATCAAGTTCAGAAACGGCAGGCTCACTCGTACAATCAATTATCGAACGATAGAGGGCTTTGTGCGAAATGGCAATACCATCGGGATTACGACGATTGGCGAAAAAATCATTGGTGGTTCGCTTGTCGTCTCTGACATTGAAAATATTGACGAGTTTGAGTCTCGTCTGGAAAAATACCTTGAATCTGCCAAATAACCCTACCATTTTGCCTGCTTCTCCAATAAACTGATCAGCTTGTTAGCCTTTTTACCGCTCAGCGCAGCGGTAATTACTGCCATTTGTTGTAACGCCTCTTGTGCCTTGAATACACGAGCTGCTTTGACTAATAATTCAGAGTCTCCGTATGGCATCTCTACCGCCTCGGCAAACGGTATTTGATAATAGTAAACTAGAGCAGCAGCGGTGATTTTCTGATTTTTCAAAATATCCTTGGTCTGTTTTTCAATCAGCAAGGCTAGCTTTTCTGGATCATACTGCTGCTCGTGGTCTTCCATTACTGCAATACCTCGACCCCCTCGGCGCGCAATGTTGCGTAATCCTCAGTCGCGAGCCTGAACAGCTCTGTCATGAATGCTTCGAGGTTTTCATCTCCGATTAACTCGACGAGTTTATCTACTTCTGGCGCACCATCAATTGGTTCTAGACTAGAAAGCAGCTCGCCACTTAGCGAATTAGAAACAATCGCCTGTAGCTGTGCACTGCCCACACCCTTGACGCTACGCCTAGCATCATATTGAGCTGCAACCACTTTTGTACGGCTTAGACGCGGAACGACGTATTTCAAGGTACTCACGTTGCCGTTGTCGCTCATTTCAAGTGCCATGACAACACGCGGCGCATTAGTCTGGCTTTGAGTTTTATTAAACTTAAACGCCATCTCATTCTCCATTCCGTAGTTGTAATAACTACATTACTTTTTATCAATTTAGGTATTGACACGGTGTTTTTAGCACCGTGTCACCCCTGTTACGCAAATGTCAGGTCACCCTTGATCAACTTGCCAGTTACGCTGATTTCAAACTCAGTCAAACCGTCTTCTTGGCTGATGTCACTCAGGGTTGCCGTAGCGTCGAGCATGTACAACGTATGACCTGCTTGAGCTGCTAATTTCGGCACTAACTTGAATACACCAGGCACCTGTGTCGAGCTGCCCTTTTGCAAGCCAACCTGTACAGCACCTTTTGTACCGACAGTAATGCCAGTAGTGCCGTCAATCGTCTCGCCGCTGTTATAAACATAGCCAGGCACGATATTCTTGAGGTTGTCCTGTCCAATGTCCGTCACCTTAAACTTGATGGTCGATTTGAACGATTTGATAAGTTTGAGGTTCGTGCCGTCGATAAAATCACGTGTCACCTCATCCTTGTCGTTGTCAAAGTCCAGGTCGTTCACACCCAGGACTTGCTTGAAGTTTTTACCAGTCTTGTCCCCGAAATACAGATCGTGGTTCAAGCCGGCGTAATCGATTGCTGCCATTTAATTACTCCTTTGCTTAATCTTTCAAAACTAATGTTACAGATTGGGCGCTCCATACCCCCATCCGTAGTTCAGAGGCTTCGTAGGCGGTGTCTTGCATCGGAAATACGCTCACACGAATGAATCTCGCGTCAGTGTATGGCAATTGCATTAGTGCCGTACGCAGCTTGCTGTCAAGCTCGTACAGCTCGGCCGCATCGGCTTTTACTACAGTGATCGTTAGCTCAGTGGTCAGTTTGGTATTGCCCAAGCTGCCGCCGTCGTATTCACCGCCGCTAGCCGCAACTGCTACCATGCCGTCCTGGTTATTGCTTGCTGGCAACCGCCCGACAAACACATTTTTGCCAAGCTCCCCGCCAATGGCAGTAGCCACAACTTTTGCAATCTCCAATGTTACATTCATCTAAAAAACCTCTTGTAATCTTTCATGGTGCTTCTCACACCCTCATCAACGAAACCTTTGCCAGTGCCAGCTGTGGTGTACTTACGCACCACATGAGTGCCATTCGCACGCCTGCCGCGATTTTGGTACTGCGAGTAGACTGGCTTCCATGTCAATCTGATAGCATCTCTGCCAATTCGCCGTACCTCGACATTGCGGGACTTTAGCGACCCTCTACGCCTGAACGGCGCGGTGAGGTTGGATACTGTCAAGGTGTGATTCGCCATAGCATTCAACCCTGTCGCTGCCTGATTCTGGAAGAATCGTTTGACGGCGACTGTATTGTCGACCACCGGCACGATTACACCTCTCTGTCGAGCCTTTCCAGCTCAATTTCAACGTGCTGCACTGTGCCGCTTGTGATAACTGCCCTGCCGACTGCTACATTGGCAACACGGTACACCCTCTTAACGCCAAACAGTGTCACTTCGGCAAAATACCCCTCGATCGAGCAGCCAGTTGACGACAACCAGCTATCTCGGCTGTCCAGATACGCTCTAGCATCACCCGTCATAGCGTCGTAGCTACCGCCACGAGTCAAGCCACTTGTCTGCTCGACAACACACTTCACGCTGTGTCGCTCGCCTCCCGTCTGGCGGTATACACCGTCTACGGGTGCGACCAAGGTGATGTTATCGCGGAATATCATAGCGATGAACTCCACGTTGGCTCAGCGGCGTATCAATGTAGCCAGACACCACGCAACTGCTGATTGGCTTTACAAACTTTGCCAGTAGATCAACGTTCGCCTCAGCGAACTGGTCGATAACTTGCTTGGTGTTGTCATATGTCACTGAATGACTCAGCACTGTTTCGGATTTTACATTGTTATAAAAACTACCTTGATTAGCTATTGACAGCGTGTCAAATAGCCGTGCAATGAGGGTTTTCAAGCCGTATGGCAACAGCGTTCCATATCCCCATGCCGCTTTGACGACGCACCGTCCAGTACTCAGCGGATCAACCATCTCGATGACGTTGAACCAGCTGGCGTTCAGCTCGTCGCCTTGACTCACCGACTTGACTACCAGCGGTTTGCCGCTCTCAGTGGTTACTTCTGGTAATAAGCTAGTGAACGGATCGACAATTAGGAAACGTGAGCCGCAAGTTGTCTCGTATAGGCGCGGCGTATTTGCCTCGCCCTGCATTTTGACATCCAGCAGTGCCTCTAGTGTCTCCGTCACTTGCTGCAATAACTGCTCAAAGTACTTATTCTCGGTATCAGAAAGGGGGCGTAAAAGTACGCCCTCGATATCTTCTTTAGTTACCAATGTTGCCATCTCTTACGCCCCTCTCTGTTAGGCTACGTGTTTAATAGCCACTGCTGCTGCGATGCCGCTCAAGCCGCCACCTGCGAAGATCTCCTGCAAGTATTCGTGCTTATTCTGCTTCAACGCAAAGTTTGTGTAGCTCTCAATTGACTGATCACCAACCACCTTGTATTTGTTGAATACAACCAAGTAGGCATCGTTGTCGGCGTCGTTAGTGTCGTTGAACCACTGTGGCGTAAACTTGCCAGCAAGCTCCAAGTCTTCCAATATGTTAACGCCTGGGGTGTATAGCATATGCTTGTCAGTACCTCGCTCATCTTTCAGGGCAGTGAGGTAGCCACGCTTTGCGATGATGTAAACGTCGCCCTCAGCCTCGATTAAGTCGCGTGCATTCAAGATAGCAGTACGGCGACTTTCCCCTGATTTCGGCGTATAGGTTTTAGCAAACACGTTGCCAGCCTTGGCGTCAGCTTTGACAGATACAAACGACTTGATCTTGTCGTCGCTAGTGTCGACTAGTCCGTCACCGATAACGATCGCACGCTCGATACTTGCGATAATCCGCTTTGGCAACTCTTGCAATACGTAACGCAACAGTGAACCAGTACTCTTGTTCTTGCGGATAGTCTCTTTGTCGAGAGTGAGATACTTGTAGATATATTGACCTTCAAGCACGCGGTTTTCGATAGCAATCGTAGCCTCTTTCTTGTCTGTGCCGGCTTTGTGTCCCAGCGCACCGTCAGTATTTGTGTCCCAAGCTGTGTTGTAGGCATCAAGTCCAGTTTTATCGACTAGGTTCCAAATTGGGCCGCCAGCCTTAAACGCACTCTCAACTGCCTCAACAACTGGGGCTGGGAATAGTTTGTCGGCACCAGTGACAGCCATCTGTACACCGTTAGCCTCAAGCTTGTCCATCCACGCTTCGCGAACAGCGGCCGCACCAGCACCTGCCTGTGCTACCAACACGTCAGCAAAGTCCTCTAGTGCCTTTGGTGTGTCCAGGTAATTTACGACACTACCTTTGTCGACAGCTGCTGGATCAGCTGGTTCTTTAATTTGCATCTTTGCAATGTCTTTCGGATCCATTTCCGTATCCTCCTTAGGATTGTTATCAGTTGGTTCATCCGGTGCTGATTGATCAGCTTCGTCAGTAGGCTCAGCCTCTGGCGCGGCTTCCGGTGCCGCTGGTTCGTCAGTCTTCGTCTCAGGTTCAGTTGCGTCTTCGGTCGACTCCGCCGCCTTAGCTGCCTCCGCCTCTGCTTTTGCCTTGATTTGCTCAACTAGGCTCTGCATTGGCTTGGCGTCTGCCTGCTTGACTGCCGACATACTGAATGCAAAGTTCATATCCATCACATTCTGTACACTCTCATCTTGCTTTTGCTTCTCTGGTGCCTCGGACACCTCATCGGCAAAACCAAGCTCGACAGCCTTATCGGCAAGCATCCACGTTTCCGCTTCCAGCAGCTCAGTGATCTTTTCATCACTCAGCCCTGTTCGCCTGGCGTAGATAGGTGTGATTCCCTCCTCGATCTTCAGCAACACATCTTTGGCTTTCTCCATGTCATCCACCGTGCCAGCCGCATAAACGGACGGGCGGTGAATCATGATCATTGAGCCTGGCGACATGATAATCTTGTCACCCGCCATCGCAATTACTGATGCAATCGACGCCGCTAAACCATCAACTCTGACAGTGACATTTCCGTTATGATTCACAAGTGCGTTATAAATCGCCAAGCCCGCGAACACATCGCCACCGGGGCTGTTAATGACAACTGTCAAATCGCCCGCATGTTGCTTGAGTTCTTCGCGAAAGAGGTCAGGTGTGACTTCGTCGCCCCACCAGGTGTCACTCGCGATAGGCCCGTCAAGTATAAGCTCTTGATTATTCGATGAAACGGAATTGCTCCACTTCCAGAACTTCATGCTTTATTTCCTTGTTAAAGTTTGCTTTCGACTCCTGCTTGCCCGTCCAATTTGAGCGTCTTGCTCTCGTCTTATTTCTAAGACTACAGATTACGATTTATCGAACTCATAACGCACCTGGTTGTCTGTCGAAGTGGCGTTCACAATCTTGATATTGTTGACATGTTTACACTTCGCGTTACTGCAACGCACCTGTGCGATCATCTGCGTGACGCCCTTGATGTTCAGGTAGCGTCCGCATTCCTCGCACCGCAAATCCAGATCAGCCATCTCATCATCGATGATTCGCCGCTCAGCGTTGAGATACGCCTTGACGACGCGATACTTTGGGTGACAATGCCCGTTCGGATGTACGTCGTAGCCGTCATTCTGCGCAAAATTGTTGATGAATATGCCGCCGTCCCTGCCAATGATTGCCTCGTTCAGGCTTAGGATTGGCTCATCAACCGCCACCCACTTATCGATTAGCGTTGCACAAAACTCACACGGTTTGCCGGTCTCACTCTCCATTGCTTTCTCGATCAGCGTTCCTGTTTGGCTTTGCACCTGTTTCATAGCTTCAACACTCGACAGTGCGTCGGCTCGTGATATCTCAGTGCGAGCCATTCTCTGTACTCGCCATTCGTCGGTCTTCATAATGCCGCGCAGTTTCTCCTCTAGCTCAGACTGTGCCCAGCCGTGCGATGCCGCATGATCAAGCACGCGACGGATTGAGACGGCTGTATCGTCAGCGTATGAGCGCGCCACGTTTAGCAAATAACCTCGGTAAGCTTCCTGTGTCGATGCCGCTACTACAAAGCCAGTTAACTCAGTAGTAGACACGCCGTTATCTATCAGCAACTGTTTGCCGTCCTCAAAATAAATCGCCCCCTGAACTATCATCAACGCCACGATAATCAACAGCAATGCCTCGGCAAACTCGTTCTGCTCATCGTCTTCTTCAGTGCTGTTTTCGGCCGTCTGGCGAGATTCAGCGATGGCTCGGTCGACTTGTTTCTGCATAAACTCAGTCGTTGCGTCATAAATCAGTTGCTCAAAGTCATCGAGCGTCTGCGGCTGATTGTCGGCTGATGCTTTTGGGCTGGTGCCGTTCGCTTCTCCCCAAACCCCCGTGTCGCCAACCTTACGGCGATCTGGCGCGTCTGCTACTTCGTCACCCTCGTCAACGTCTGGCTTGTCATTTTCAATCTCTGGTGGTTTATAGTCACCCTTACGCAATAGCTTGAAATTATTAGGTAGCTTTAGCGCATCAATGATGCTCTCAGTGCTGTAGCCTGCCGCCTCCAACTTCAAGATGGAGTTGATACGAATATCATCAGCTTCAGCCTGCACTTTCACCTCGTCGACAACTTGCGGAATAGCGAATTCGTAAGTAATGGCTATACCCATGCCACCAGTGATTCGGTTTAGCTCGTGTGTCAGCTGTGTGTAATTACGCAACAGCAGTGGGTCAACGACATTCTCGGCGAATACTTGTTTTGATACCTGTGCGTTGGCGTATGTAGCTGTGTCATCAATGCCTTTCATGATTGCCGATACGCCAAATGATGTATCGATCCGTCTATCAACCTGCTTAAATAAGTTCTCGAAGTCAATATCTTTATTTGGTTGTGAGAACGGCACCCACTCAACAGCCGCAGTAGTCGATGGCTTGCCGGTCTTAGAATCAACCGGTCGGTGTGTGTAGGTGACATTGTTATTGCTACCAGCTCCGCGATGAGCGTCTTGCAACATCGCCACGCTCTCTTGGAATGATTGCCGTGTTGGTGCGGTAATAATGAACTGACCAGCTGGCACTGCTCCGTTCTCGAAAAAGCCAGCTTGAAAGTCAGCAATGTAGTCGTCAAGTGTCGCCCACCGGCGTGAGGCTTCGGACGGCGAATACCCAGCGTACAGGTCGTTTGGATCGACACCACCAGGCAATACCAGCACTTCATCTTCAGTAAACGTCTGTGTGCCGACTGTGTATGTTGTCTTGTCGCCAACTCGTTCAACTCGCGGAAACTCCAAGAACGTGAAACCAGCAATATTCTTGCCGCCCTGCCCCATAAAATCACCGCCAGGCTTTGCTACTCCGCCATAGTTGCTCCATACCAAAATATATGTCTTGCGTAGCGATAGCGTCGATACGGCTATCTTCTCGGCAAACGCTACAGAGCTGTCAGATTTGTTAGGGTGATACAACGCGTTAATGACTTCGTGTGGCACCTGCTTGCCATTGCCGTCAATAGCAAACGGTCGCACTGTCATGTATTTATTGGCAACCGTTCGAATATTAGGATAAGCTGTCGCGTAACTGCTGGCTCGATAATGATCAAACATCGATAATCTCTGAAAAGTAGGGTCAACGCCACTCACACGTCGCTCGCCCCTTAATCCCATGGCTGTTTTAATAATTCCCATCTACTTGTTGCTCCTGTATAAATAAACCGACCAAAATATCAGCTGTACGCCGACAAATACCACCGTGGCCACCTTGCCGCCATAATACAGCCAAATGCAAAATGGCACACCGATGAATATCAACAGCCCTATCCACGCCTCGATGACAGTGTCCCTATCTGGCTTTTGAAACTTTAATTTGCGCAAAAAGTCTTTCAATTTCATATAGTCCTCTAACTGTAAATATACGGATTACATAATTCCGCCCCACTCCATCACTACCTCGTGCTTTAGCTGTAGCCAAAAACCCATCAATACAGAGTCGAATATGTCAGGCGATTTGCCGAGCCGCTTCTTGATTGACTCCTTGGATTCCAGCACAAACACCTTGTCTTTATATTCATGATGGTGCATCTGCGCCTCCTTAATGAACTCATTGAGGAAAGGAAAGCTCTCGAGTATTTTCACCTTGCCGCTATCCAGTCCCATCGCTAACATGTACGCCACCTGTGACCGTAAGTTATTAAACGCCATCAGCTCCTGTGAACGCTCAGCGTCCTCCCGGTTCTTTGGTTCGTCGCCAAATGTCAAAAATGGATCAGGTGCAAAGCCGGACTTAAACACGGCAAACTCAGCACCGC